AATTGAGTAAGTCCGTCATGACCCCCTTCAATGTATAGATAAAATTTTCTAATATTGGGATATAGATATGTGGGATTGTACTCATCAGGAGAACCAATCGTTTTATACGGTGGCGCGCCAGAAGGTAGAGCAAATTTTATATCTGGATGAAAGGCATATCTTAATAAGTCCTTTAGTGGATTTGATTCATTTTCCTTTAGAATTGTTTGTCTAGCTCCAAAGGAATTCGCAGCTGCGATATCTTCAAATATTAATGGTATACTTCTTGTCGCCATAAATTAAAACTCCGATAAAGATTCTGTAAGATTTTTTAATCTATGATTTATAAAATATGTAAGTAATCTCTTACGGTCACCAACTGCGGTTGTTTCAAATTGTTTAGTTATATTTATACGAATTGACTCAGGTACTTCACCCAAATCAACTAACATCTTGTTTCTATTATAGTTTCTTAACATCTCAGCATCACAATACATGTCTGGATCTAGTTCAAACCATGCATCTACTTTCTTCTTAGTTATTGGTTTCTGGCGCCTACCTTCATCAATAAATACGTTATCATCAGACATAATATTTGGTACACCATCTCCAACATCACCTTTTATAATTTTTTCATGTAGTGACCACTTTGCATCACCCTCAACAAACTTCTTTTGCATAGGAGAATATTGTCTAACATTAAAATGGTGAAGTTGAATAAAATCTTTATCACTTGATAAAATTAATGTTCTTTCATTAGCAAGTGTTACTAAGACCGCAACAATATCATCGGCCTCTGCTTTGTCCACTTGGATTAACTTATATGGAAACCATTCGGCCAACTCTTCTTTTAATTGATTCAAACATTCATAAAGATTATCCCAATCAATGGGGGCTGCAGATCTAGTTTTTTTTCTAGAAGCTTTGTAGTTTGGGAAAAGCTCTTTGCGCCAAGATTTTCGATCATCACAACATAATATCAATTCCCCAAACTCACTTGAAAACTTAGTTCTATATAGGCGCAATACATTTAGTACAGCAGGTCTAAGTACATCCATATCTACAGAAGTAAATTTGGATGCGGTCATATATGAACCGATAAAAATTTGAGAAAAATCAACTAGCTGAGCCATCTTCTATTATCTCGTATTCTGCTTCTTCTTCTACTTCTTTTCGAATGGCTGCCTTTTGTTCTTTTACTTCAGGCGGGTCTTCTATAGCATGTAAAAATTGTTGCCATTGTCCACTTCGTAAACTCCAATTATAAAACATATCAAAATAACTACGTTGTATCTTTAATAGATTCTGTACATCATCATCCCAGAAATGTTCAATAGCACGACCTAAAATATGTCCATGTACTTGTGAGTGTTTGTCATGATCTTCTTCGTAACCATACATCCACGGGAAGTTTGCTCCCGTTTCTGGTATTGCTCCAAGAGCGGGTACTACACATAAACATCCTGCACTACATGCTTCAATCAAAGTAATACAACTTGTTTCCTCATAGATACTTGGATAGGCCATAATATGTTGATTGGGTAACATTTCCCTAATCTCTTCATTTGTAACTGTACCATAATAATTAACTCCATCCATTTCCATAGCACGTTTGTAAATGTGTCTAAACTGTTCATCTAAATGTCCACGATCATAAATCTTAAAACTTGAATAAATGTTTAGTTCCGCGTTCAGTCCTTCCTTGAGTTCTTTCCTCATAAATTCCCAAGCATTCAAAAGTAATTCTAATCCACGATGAGGTGTAGAAAAATAACACACATTGATCTTACCATCTTTAGGTTTTGTATGTTCCGGAATTGGAGTAATTGCATTTTGAATTACTACTCCCTTTTCAAAAGGAAATCCTAAATATGTTCGAAATTGATTTTGTTGCCAATGACTAACAAAGACTATACGCTCAAACTTTTTCCAATTTTCTTTATCTTTTAAATGTTGTACTTCTCCATCATTTGCAAGATCATGTATCCAAAGAATTCGTTGTTTATCGGGTTCTAATCCCCTAACTCTTGTACTGATCCATTGAAACCTATCTTTCAACCCAGGCTCTTTCTTCTCCAATTCAGCAAAGAGCCATTTTTTCATAAGTTCTGTACCGCCCATTGCTTTTTCAGATACCGCATTTAATTCTAAATCATCTTGTTCAGTATTAATAACAAATTCCACATCATCATCGGGATTGGCGATTGATACTGATTTTGGTTCAGAATTTTTTGGGGGATTTCCTAAAGTATTTGGGGCTTCATCCATATTCACTGCTCTAACCATAATTCTCCATTTTATATTGTAGTTACTTATTATATAGGAATACCACAGGAGCATGTAGTGAGAGAATGGTTTCTTGTGTACCTAGCTGGTTAACTAGGTGGAGAAATGAAACCTCTACAATACCCCTGTGGTATTTTTAATATTACTTATATTATATCATATATTTTTAATTTGTCAAGACTAGATTAAAGTTTATTAAAACTCTTTTCTTTGCATCTGTACATGTTGTACCTCTATGAAATAAAGAATTACTAAACTTTACAAATCTATTTTCTACACTCTCTATTTTAGTTCCATCTTTTAATTCAGTATATCCGTTATTAGTATTCATGTAAAAAATACAAGTTGTGATTTCATCTTTAAGTTTATTTCCTATATCTACATCTCTATGCCAAGGTGTAATTTGTCTTTCTGTTTTTGACACTCTTGGTTGTAAGTTTGCCTTAATACGAAAAATCATGAGAGGATTTACAACTCTCATGATTGGATTTAATAAATCTAAATGTGGGGAATCTTTTTTATATGGCAACCCATGTTTGAATAGGTGGCATAATTGTCCACCGATAATATCATTATGATATTGAGTTTGTGGATCTTCTGGATCGTAAGCTATATCATCTTCCCAATACCAGGGAAATCGGAAACACGAATCTTCGCCTCCCATAAGTCCCATATTAAAACATATAGTTTCAAATTCTTTTCTATCTAAAAAATTATCAATTATTTCAGTTTCAATCATATCATATTATCGACCTAGAAAATTGTTTATCTGTTTTAGCTATAGGCCCTTTCGGAATAGGAACTACATATTCTTTATTTTCTCCACTATCCATTTCTTTTGTCCATACTGCTCTAATATCAGGATAAAAAACTCCTATACTTCGCTTTGGTGTACCATCAGGATAATATGCCATAGCAACACACTTAGGAATTACTTTATTCGTTTCATCTTTTCCAGAAAACATACCAATCCAATCACCAGTACGAATATAATGTTCTATGTACCGAATATATGCTTTTTTATTGTCTGCCATAGAAAGTGCATGTTGCTTATCCTTTTGGGATATATCTCTATTTCGTGCTCGCGCTTGAAGCATTGAAATCATTTCCTTATTATGTTTAATCCAGTCTTTGACATTTTTTAAAGAATATGGCTCTTCATCATCAAGTGATAAAACATACTTACTGACATTTTTATATTCAGGCGGTTTCTTCTTTGCTCGCATTTCTGCAAGACGATTTTTCTGAGCTTCTTTTTGAGCTTCAGTAAGAACTCGTTTCTTTCTAAGTTTTTTAATTTTATTTCGTGCCATTTTTTCTCTCTATGTAAAGTGAGCTAAAAAACCAGCGTTCGCGAGTCAGCTGGGGAAAACTCGCCCACGTAGTTTTTTTATAATATTCCATTATAAACGTATATGTCTAAAAAATACCAACCTGAATCTGGTAAATTTATCCATCTCAGAAAGCGAATGAAATCCATATACCAAAAACTTAGTCCGGAAAAAAAGGAAATATAAGTAATTAACATAAAAAGTAAAATACTTATTCCAATAATTTTTACACTCATTACCATACTAACCTATCCCAGTCCAACGAACACCTTTAACTCCAGATCCGTCAAGGACATTTCCTCTTGCAAAGTTCCTTGCTGGTGCTGCCCATCCGGCGGCCTTCAACATATCACCTTCACGGAATTTCTTATCTCCGGCCTTACAGATAAAACCAGAAACAGACCTTGAAGTTCCACTACCATTCGTACTAGTAATTTTCCAGTAACGACTTCCTTCAGTAACTTCAAGACCATTACAATAATTTTCTTCCATTTTATTTTTGACATCTGAATAGTGTGCGTATGAATCATGTTTAGCACACATACTAGACCATCTCTTATAATCTTCTCTCATTGCTTCTAAAACTTTTTCAATTGCTTCTCTCATATTGCTCCATAATCACTAAGGTAATTTTCTAAAACATAAT